CTGCGCCTGCAGAGCATTCATGCCGGCGGTGTTGGCCGTCTGCGCCGCGTAGGAGCGCTCCATGTCTGCGATCTGGTTGGTGTACATCTGCTGGGCCAGCGCGTTCTGCGCGCCGGTCACCGACGCAGTCACGCCCGCGAAACCGCTGCAGAGCTGATTGCTGATCCCGTACACACCGTCCCGGATGCTGTTGATGTTGCCATTGATCATCTGGTCGCGGAAACCGTTGTTGATGTTCTGGCTGTTGTTCATCCAGGGATAAAGTTCACCGGCGCCGCCAAAGCCGCCGAAGCCATTGCCCCAGCCGCCCAGCAGAATGAACAGCAGGATGATCCAAAACCCATTCCCGCCGAAGCCGAAACCGTCTCCGCCATTGTTCGCCATAGGCGTTACAGGCATAACCATGCCGTTTTCATCAGTAAGTGCCATCTTTTACACCTCATGTGTTCATATTGATCTACCGTCTGCGCGCCGGACGGTTGGATCCTTATTTAAGGCCGATCATCTGCTGCAGTTGCCTGGCCATCTGGTAGGCCTGCTGGTACTGCTGCTGGGATACCTTCCCGGAGTTCAGCAGCTGCTGCACCTGTTGCTGCGGGTTCCCCTGCAGCGTTCTGGCGAATTGCTGAAGCCGCTGCACCAGGTTCCCGCCGGTCTGCTGCCCCTGCGTTCCCAGGTTTTCGAAAATGCTCATTCCTGCGCCTCCTTGCTCTTCAGCGCGGCCAGCCGCTGCTCCAGCTCATCCCTCGTCACATAGCCAGTCAGATCCAGCGTTTTCTCTTCCTGCGCCGGCGGCCTTCGATCATAGAACACGGTGTTGATTTGCCCCGTCACCGATGCCGATTTCACCGCCAGGAACGTATCATCGTTTGCTACAAATATCTGTGTAGTCCCCGCCGCCACCGGGAACTCTAGTACGGTCTTTTCACTCGGTGCCGGGAATACCTCCGCCATTCTCGATGCCGGCATGGGCTGTGCCTGCTGCTGATAGGGCTGCTGATACTGCGGGAAATATTGCGGATAGCCCACCGGAAAACCGTTGTTATAAGCCATTTTCAGTCCTCCTTTGCCCAGTAATAGGCCACCGTCTCCATGCTGCTGTCCCAGCTGTCAAACAGGATACCGTCCCGGATCGTCGCTACGTGGCCCCCAGTTGCCACCACGTAGATCCCCTCCGGATGATCTTTGGCAAATTCCCGGATCGTGTAGCAAGCCGGGCAGCTGTTCGGCACAGCATGCCGGCTGAAACCTTTTTCTCGCAGAACGGCGCCCCATACCGCATCTGAACTCGGCATATCACACATGAGATAGCCGTTTGAACTTGTCTGCGCGTAGGCCTCCTCCCAGCTGATATCCAGCGCCTTGGAAATCGCCCGTACAGAGCAATCGCCCACCATTCGGCCCGCCGGGTTCGGGTTGTAGAATTTCCACATGGCGTGCCCTCCTTTGTTTTCAGCATACAAAACATGGCAGAAAATCACGATCAAGCGTACGACTTACTTTCGGCCTGCTTTTGTATGGTTTTTGATAACAAAAAAAGGCTGCACTTGCAGCCATGAAAAAGCCCCGCTTCATCAGCGGGGGATGTGTTTCATTACGCGCTCTGTCGCTTTGTATACGATGCTTTTTGTTTGTTGCACAGAAAGTCCGAACTCTTCCGCCAGTGGCTCATAGCAGATACCATCCAGCAGCCTGCGTTTGATGATCTGCCTGTTCCGCTCGGCATTGGGCCCGATGATCCATTGATCAATCAGTGCTTCGATCTCGTTCCTGGATAGGTCCATCCGCAAAAGGTCCCGGCTCACTTGGCCTTCACCCGTCCTGTGCCGTTGCAGGTTTTGCATTTTTTATACCCGGTGTTTCCGCCCGTTTTTCGCACCCGTTTTTTAACGGTCACCCGCTGCTTCGCCATAGGTTATATCACCATCATTCCCGATGTAGTTATTTGTGCCAGTGTCGCTCTGCTGTTCCACGGTGGTTGTGATGTCCTCGAATTGGTTTTCATAAACAATCCAGCCGATATTCGTCAGAACGAACGCCATGAACACGATGATCAGCAGCACCCAAAGGCGTCTGTTCACGCGCTCCATTCGGAGCATCTCGCCTTCATGGGCAAAATATGGAATCATGATCTGTTCTTTTTGCATGCTTTCCACCTCACTGTTCCATTTTATCGGGCGGTTTTTTCGTCACGCCTGGCGCTTCCTCCTGTATCTCTTCCGCCGGCACCTCATACCACCCGCCGGAGCTGTCCGCCAGGCCCTCGCCCAGGATATACGCCAGGACGCTGGCCGCGCTGAGGATCAGCGCCCCCAGCTTTTCGGCCTGCTCGGCGCTCTGGCCCAGGTAGATCAGCAGGCCGGTCACGAAGCCCACCACGGCCATCCAGAGTTTGCGGCTTGTCAGCTTGCGCACCCAGTCGATTTTGTTCATGATTCAAGCCTCCTGTCATAGATTGCCTTGTTCTCGAACTTCTTGTATGCGTCCAGATACCAGGCGGCGCGGTCGCCGTCATAGGTCAGCTCGTAATACATGCCGTCGAACAGGGTTGTTCCGATCAGGTATTTGGCGTTTTGCAGGGTCTTGCATTTCCAGACGATGTAAAGCTGGAACTCCGGTTCCGGGTCTGACTTGTCCAGATGGTCAAGCACATACTGACGGATGATATCAAGCGCAATGTTGTCCATAGCTTCTCCTTCTCCTTGTGTACAGTTATGTACGATCATGTACGCGAACATGTACACCAATGTACGCCGATGTACGCGAACATGTACGAAAGTGTACGAAAAACTTGCGACAAAACTTGCAACCAGTAGCAAGTTGGTATCAAGTTTCCGGGCGCTCATGCCTCTCCGTCGGCAATTGCAGCATCTGGTTCCGCAGCCCGGTCACCACGCCGTTCCCGCCCAGGGCGTGATAGGCGTTGTACATGTCCTCGATGCTCGTCCGGGTGTTCACACTGCACCAGCCGTCCCGGAAAGCACTCTCACAATCCATCGTGATTTGCCGCCGCAGCAGGCTCCGCATGCCGTCCCGGATCGCCTCATGCTCGGCCCGCTCCCGTTTCACCTGCCCCGCCAGATGCCGGTAGAGCAGGCCCAGCCCGGCGATGAGCAGGCCGAAGAGCCACTGCACCCAGTATTTCACAATCCAGTCAAGCATTCGGCTCACTCTCCCTCTCCGCCTCTGCCAGCGGGCAAATCTCCAGGATTTTGCGGTACTGCTCCCAGGTCACGCCCTCGATGGTCACTCTGTACGTCGGCTCCATCAGCCCACCCCCGTTTCGGCGGTGATGGCGTCCCGCAGCTGCTCCCAGAGCTCCCGGGGCAGGGTGACGCTAATCATGCCCGCCTCGGACGCGTCCTCGCTTGGCGTCATGGGCCGCAGGAAACGGTCCATCATGTATCCGCTCTTGCTGCCGTACTGCACCGGCCGCCAGCCGTCCTCATCCTCCCCGGCCAGCACCGTCGTGCCGTTGGGAATCTGGGTCAGAGTGCTGCCGCTGGTGGACGGCACAGCCCGCAGCCGCACCTTTTCCCCCGGCGTGCAGGTGACAATCATGGTCTGCTTCTCCATAGGTATCACGCTCCCATACTCCACGGCCTTCAGGCGGCCCACGCATCCCCACTTCTCGATGGGGTCACGGCTGAAACCGGCTTTCACGCTCTTGGCATTCAGCACGTACCTCCCGGACGAATCCACCAGGCCGATGTGATAGTAATCGTTCTTGTCGCTGCTGTCCGCGTACCGGGCAGGCAGGTCATACCCGCTCTGCCCGGGCTCGCGGACTTTGAAAGCGGCCATGCCCGGCTCGGCGGCCTCGATGCCCTGCAGGCTGCGCACGTAATTTCTCGCGATGTTGTTGCTTCCGTGGGCAATGCTCTGGCCGAACTGCTTGTATGCGTAGACAAAGGCCCCGGAGCAGTCCACGCAGCCCTTCCGCGCCGCGCCCCAATCATAGGCCCAGTGCTCGCGGTACATCTGCTCAAACACGGCAATCAGGTCAGCAACCGGGATCATGGTCATCCCTCCCCAGCTGCACGATGCACATCAGCACCACGCCGGTGATAACCCCCAGAATCCACCAGAACGCGGCCATGGCTTAGCCCTCCGCCGCTTCCTCCGCCTCCGGGAAGCCGCCGATGCTCTCCCGCAGCATCTGCCGGCCGTCGGCGCGGGTCATGGTCACGGTGGCCATGACGCGGGCCGCGGAGCCGGTGTAGATCGCGGACAGGCGGCTGTAGTAGTCCGCCCGTGCGGCGTTCAGGGCCTTGTCGGTGTCGCCGCCGTAGGTGTTGCTGTCGAAGGTCTTCGGGTAGCCCTGCACGGTGCTGTAGACGCCCTCCGGATGGGCCTCGCTGGTCACAACTTGGGTCGCGTTAACGATGTAGATAGTACGTGCCATAGTTCATTCCTCCTGTTAGTTGTTAATGTGTGCGGTCAGAATTACCAGATAGGTAGTCCCGGCGCGGTATTTAGTGATTGATGCATACGTACTTGCCGGAATTGTGACGCTTGTTTCAGAAAGTACAATATCAGCGGCAGTAAACGATGTGGACCGAAATCCGCCGCTTGCACCAGCGTCCAATCCAGCAACGGTATTCTGCATGATCTTGTCGTCGCTGTCCCGTTTCCAGAACGTCCCTGTAAGCATGGTTGCATTCATCTGCTGATTCGTCAGATTTACTACAGTCACGCCGCTGGGTGCAACGCCAAGCGTATGCTGGATCGTAATGCCGTCCGAATCATCCTCGTCAAAGTTGATGATATACGCCTCAACGTTTGACGGTAGTGATACGCCGCCAACCTGCATCAGCCGTCTACGCATCATGGTCATGCCGCACTCACCTCCCGGATCAGCGTCACCCCGGCCCAGATGTCCACCTCGTAGGTCTTCCCGGCCTCCAGGGTGTCGCCGGTCCGCTGCGTCTCGCCGGTGATGGTCAGCACCGTGGCCGCGCTGCTCGGGCACGTGAACATAAAGTGATATTCCGTGTCCGACGTCACGGTCAGGGTCAGCTCGGCAACCTCGCCCCATTTGTACGTCACCGGGCAGGGCTGCAGGGTCAGGGTGGTGGCGGGGTTGGTGATGA